CGTTGTTGCTATGACTAAGTCGATAACCAAAATGGAGACAGAGTTGGGTGTTCCTCCTCCACCTAAGGATGCAACACCTATACCAACTGACAAACCTGGGAAATTCACCCCACCAAAGAGGCCTACCCCAAAGACTAGGACCTCACAACCAACGGCAACGACTACTAGTGTACCAAAACCAAAGGCAGACCCAAAGCATAAGCCACCGGCACAAGTTAAAGCTAAGTATCCGGATGATCCTGAGGTAACTGCATTAGCCCTAACATATTGTGGCGCCGAAACTGCCAAGAATTCAGAACATATGCTAGCCATGGTTAATCTATTCATAGATGATCTTAGGTTAGGTAAAGTTCCAGAGCAACTGTGGCCATCGACGAAGTACCTTAAGAAGATCGGTTATGAACTTCGTGACATTAGACTCATTCGTGAGGAGTATCTGCTGTCGATTCGTGGTGAAGAGGTCGAGACCACTGCTAATGGCCTACCATTGAACGCAAAACAAAAGGTTGAAGCTGCAGAGAAGAAGGCTAGGATAAGTGAACTTAAGAAGGCACGTGAGAACATTGGCATCAGCTCTAGACCTGAGGATAGTAAGGGTTCTGGTGTAATATCATCATTGATGAATATGGTACCTTTCGGTATACTACAGGGCGTGGGTGGCGATCTTGATGAATTACTAAGTTCAGGTAAAACCTACGAGAGGGAACAAAAAGAAGACCGAGACCTTAAGGCGAAACTCAGGTTAGAGGGTGTGGATGTAGAGGCAGATGACATTAAGGCCTCTATGAATGATAATGCATCTAGGATCATCAGTGACACTGCCGGTGAATATGAGGAGGATGCGGCCAGGGCAGAGAAGTATGATAAGTGGAAGGAACGTGGTAAGAAGGTAGGTGGTTTACTATCACCACTTAAGTCAATCAATAATAGTACTACCGACGCTAAGCAAACTGTCATCAATAGCACAAGGAACACTGAGTTATCTAATAGTACGGTTACCAATTCACCATCGGTGACAAACTTTGCTAACGTATCTACAACTAGGCGGTCCCTCAATGCTAAGAATGCAGAGGTTGCAGCACAAAACACCAACACCACCAATAACATAGTCAACTCTGCAAGGTCAATTGATCCAGTGGGTGGGTTAACTATAGCTCCTAGTATGCTAACTCCTAACTCATCTGCAGACGAGTCCACTATGGAGGGGGCCCTATCACCTAAGGACAAGTCTGTAACTATTCTAGGTAAGATTGAGTCCGGTGTAACTAAGATGGTTGAGTTGTTGAGTTCTAGTCAGGACCAAGGAGTTGAAACTGCTAAGGAAGAGGGTGGTGTAATAGGTGATGTAGTATCGGCAGCTGTAGAAACCGTAGGTTCTGGGTTGATCACCAAACTCGCGCCGGTGTTAGCTGTGGGTGCCGCAGGCGCCGCAGGTGTAGCTGTGGGTACAGTAGCGAATGCCGGTATCAACATGGCAACGAAATCATTGACTGATGGGAAGTATGGGTCGGTCGGTGAAGCCATAGCTGGTGATGATCCTAAGCTTAGCAAAGCAATTGACCTCAAGGAAGTGAACGCAGAGCGAGCTAAGAGTGGTAGGTTACCAATGACTGCATCTGAGTTTGAGGCAAAGACGAACCCAACAAAGGCACAGGATGTTCAATCCGTATCATCCCAAATGACACCTGCAGCAAAGGATATAACACCTACACCACACAAGAATGCCGTCTTACAACAGGGGATAGAGCATGCCCAGGATAAGGCGATTAGGTTAGAGGCAGCCGCCGAGGCGAAGAAAGCAGCACCTGCAGCACCTTCGGCAACCACTAACAATAGCACCATAAACAACCAATCTACCACATCGTTGAGTATAAGAGCCCAACCTAAAAACAATGATTCACCATGGAATCGTTATCAAGATTCTAGATATCAATAGAGGAGAAGAACATGACGTATCCAATACCACCTGTACCATTCATACCCAATAGAGGATCGGTTCCACCGGTTCCTGCATCACCACATCAGATACCACCCTGCCCGGTGAATAAACCATGACTAAGATGTATGAGTGTTTCATTTGTGAAAACTGGCACACTGAACCGGACTACCTTAAGCATATGATTGGTCATTCGTCTGAGTGTGAACTACCAGGAGATCTTCAACTGCCTGCAGCTATGACACCTGAGGTGGTCAATAGGTGGTCAATGATTGGTGTCCTTCGAGTTAAGGATGAGGATGTTGCTGTTGTTGAGGTGCGTGAAATAGGCCTAACTATGGCAATGTGATCAGTTGACGTCAACCCAGAGGTCAACTGCAGTAGGTCTAACGTCATCGACAAACCGTTTAGAATATGCTGCCTTTTCTAAATGTCGTTTAGAATTGACGTGATTTTCCCAATTTTGCTTCCCTTGGATGTGCATATCACAGCAAACACAGTATTGTCTCGGTAGTGCGAGCGATTTGCTGCGAAGCACGGCCTTATGTGCATCAGACAATGGTTTTCGGGTTAAACCTGCGCATACGTGAGTATACTCCCCGCTTTCAACCATGAGCAAACCCTTATATCGTTTGACTCTAGCACACTCACCCGTATCCACATTCCTAACCAACAAGTAGTGCCTAGCACTCTCACTCTTGTTCGCCTTACCCAACTCAGAGTCTTTGACTCCCTTCGGTTTACCTAGTGGCTTATGTAGTGTGAATGTATCCCAATAGGACTCATCGTGTTGCATGACCTAGACTCCTTAGATGTCTATCCCAATTTGAATTGCCTGTTATGTCACGATTACATTTCTCACAGTGATGAGTTGGTCTATTCTTTGCAACTAATGAGAGTTTATCCTTTGTTGCCTCACTGTGTGGTTTAACTCTTCCAGTCATGAAGTGTTGATATTCACCACCTTCGATCATAGACATTCCAACCGATCTACTAACTCGTTCACATTTACCTGTTGTTTTGTTGCGAACGTTGAGCATATTCTTACTACTCTCACTCTTATTCTTTCTCGACTCGTCTGTGTCTTTAGCACCTTTAGGTTTGCCCACTATCAACTTCATACCGTGTTCTAACCTGTATGCGTTGGTCATGCCTTTTGTGCGGGTGTTACCCATTGCTCGCTGACTTATCTTTGTCTTTCCCGATGCAGTAGGCACTATCCCCTTAAATTGACCAAATCTAGTATTCAACCATATAGACTGTTTATCTAACGGTATGCTAAGAAGAACTCTATCTTCCCATAGTTTCGCTTTGAGAGGATCGTCAAACACCCTTCTAACTTGAACTATATCTGGTTCACCAAACTCATCTCTGAACTTCTTAACTACTAAACTGCTGGTGAAATATGTCTTCCAGAGGTTATCTGGATTAGATTTCTTAGAGTATTGGACGCCATAGTAATATTTGTTCTGTCGGGCCCAACCTATTAGGTAGGTGTATGGTTGCATGTGGTCTCCTAGTGTACTTATTATTTATACCTAATTGCTAGGTTTTTGAAGTAAGGAGAAAATATAGTTTGAACGTAGAAACGGGGACCGAAGTCCCCGTCGAATGTGTTACTATCGTATATCAATCAGACGCCGCAAGTTTTTTGAAGTAGGAGAGATCGTCGTCTTCAGCTTCTGCTGCAGCTGCTGCCTTAGCCGGCGCCTTTGGAGGTGCCTTCTTAGTCTCCACCTTCGGTGAGCTGAACCCATCAGCTTCAACGTCTGGATCACGGTGTTCCTTTGGAAGGTTCACTGGGGTACCCATGACCATTGCGAGCTTGGTTGATAGAGCCTCGTACGACTTGTAGTTCGACTTGTTGCAGAACTGGTTGAGGTCTTCCATAGCTTCCATGATTGCCTGAACTTCCTTCTCCTTACCTAGTGCACTCGGTACTTCGAACTCAGACTTGTCATAGTTTGCGTAACCCTCAACCTGACGGATCTTCAACTTGAAGTTTGCACCCTCAAACGGATCGAACACATTGACTGGTTCAATTGGATCTTCACCTTCCATTACGGTTGGTTGCAGTTTGTCGAGGATCTTGTCGAAGATCTTAGCGCCGAACTTGAATACCTTGACCTTACCTTCATTGTCAGGGTTCTTCGGGTCAGATACAACTAGGATGTTTGCGTAATATGCTAGCTTACGCTTGCGCTCACGAACGATTTCCTTGTCAGAGTCGTTACCAGAGTTCCATAGAACACCATTTGCTTCACACAATGGGCACTGCTCGCCGATTGTAGTTGGGCAATTCTCAATGAACCACTTGCCTGCTGGGCTCTTGAAACCATGGGAATATGACTTGACGAATGGGACATCGTCGTCTGTGCGGGCTGGTAGGAAACGGATGATAGCAAAACCATTCTTTGCCTTGTCTGTCTCACACTTCCAAATCTTGTCTTCGTTTGGATCCTTTGCACCGCCGGTGCTTTCCTTCATCTTGTTAACTGCATTCAAAATGTTTGCGAAGGCTGTTGTGTTTTTCATAATTTGTGTTACTCCTTATATGCGATTTAAGCGATTTGGTACTACGCGATGATTACGATTTGTCCTACATTTGCAACCATGAAACATTATATCAGTTGCTCTATTATTTATCCAATTTTTCTTTGTTTTCGCTGAAATCCATAACTATATTTACCACCACAGGAGCCAGTTAAGTATTCGACTAAACGTTACTTCTTATACTCATCAATCGAAACAGGTTTAATGTCATACTTTGACCTTCTCATAGTTCTTCGGCGCTGAACAGCTGGGTATAGGGGCTTACCGTTAATCCGCATAGCTCGCATGCACCCACACCAAACCATTCTACCGTTTCGCTCATCAAAGTGGTAGTTCATCTTATGTGCGACCCGAAAGAATGCCTTATCACCTACGACACGACTATTCCTTGTATTGCCTCGTAGGTTCCAATCTGTATCTGTGCTCACGTTCATCCTCTTTTGGCTACAACGATTCGATCTCGCCCCTGTGCCTTTGCTTCATACATAGCAGCATCGGCAACCTTCACTACGTCATCCTTAACATCGTCCTTATGTACCTCAGCGATACCTGCAGAGAACGTAACCTTTGGGTTAGCTAATCTCTGTGTTCGTTCCTTTATTCTTTGTAGAACGATTACCGAATCCTCTGCCGAAACATCAGGAAGCAATAGAACAAACTCTTCCCCACCATATCGACTGAATACATCACTAGGTCGAATGACGGTACGCACAATGTCAGCAAACATAGACAACACTCGATCACCAACATTGTGTCCGTAGGTGTCGTTAACATTCTTAAAGTGATCCAGGTCGATGAATGCTAAACTTAGCCTAGAGTCCTTACGGTCAACTACAGATTTCTCTCGTTGCCATGCGTGATCGAACCCAGATCGGTTGAATGCCCCAGTTAGTGGGTCACGGGTAGCGACTAGTTCAAGTGATGCTAGTCGTTTCTCCATATCACTGATTAACGCAAGGAACATCTCAGTTGCTTCACTCATCTAAGAACCCTCTTGATCTCTTCGATTGTAGGTAGGTAATCGGTGTCGTACTCATCTACGTCAAACAGAGTTTCTTCGATTGCCTCTTCAATGACAGGAATGTAACGACTGTGACCTCGTTTTCCTGCTGCCTTCCGAACTGGAGCGTCATCATCAAATACGCTCTTCTGAAAATGCCCACGGTCCTTACGAACCTTCTTGACCTTAGTCAATGCACCATCAATTTCGATTTCCGGTTTCATGCTCTTCTATCACTTCCTTGTATATAGGTATAATGCGGTTGGGGTCGTATGCGCAGAAGGTTTTATACTTGACCAATGTATAGACCTTAACTCTAATCAGAGGATCGTTCTCGTACTCTTTCAACCACCGATTTAGAAACGGGGCAGAAATGGTATCAAGTATAACCAATAGCTCTGCAGTAACACGATTAGAGAGATACAGCTGGAGGAGTGGAGGAATCCTCCCTTTTGGGGTTGTTCGCAATGCATCTTCAAATTTGTTGAGCTTTCCATCATTTATATACCTCATTATTGTGTTACAGTCGTCTTCAAACACTTTCGATATTGATTCTCTAATACCGAGCCATTTCAAGTATGTATGCTTTGCCTGCTCTTTGTCTGCATCATACACCCAGAACTCTGTGCTGTATATGTTGTTAGCTATACACAACTGACCTGCTTCTGTGTCACTCTGAACCATGTTTGCCCAGGAATTGAATATCTCTGCATCCTGTCGTTTGTCAAACTTTGTTCTGGTTTTGAGTGATATCTTACCATGATACTTGAATATATCATAGTCCGTGAAAAAATGCAAACGCAATGCTTGGTATCGCTTAAAGAACTGGAACCCGTCCATCGCCGGCCTCCAATGCTTCACCTAATATTCTGTACGTACAATACCAGGCATGGTATTTGTATTCTGGTGTCTTAGTGACACATGAGCAACCGCCCACTAAAGCCTTCGCCATACTTCGTTCTAGTCCAGCAATCCGCCGCCGAAGGTATGTCTCATTGTTCACTGTATCCTTAGCTGCTTCTTTTATTTTCTCGCGCATGTAGTCGTTCAGGCAGTCTAAACTCAGTATCTTATCTAGATCCGTGGAGTGTGGGTGATCAACTGCATCTTGCAATTGATCTATGAATTCCTTTGGTGTGACGTGTTGATATTCGGCATTGTGATTCTTCAACTCTAAGATACATTGTCTTAGTAGGGCAGTTACATCATTTGGTGTGTTTTCCGATATCCTCACTTTATTCTTCTTAGCGTGGACTGTGTGCATCCCAAAACCTTCTCGTTCAATAAGATCACCTAGCTCGTCATGCCAACTCATATCAATATACCTTAACGTTTAGTTTGTTACCGAATGCATCGTAAACTTTTATTTGACCCCAAGACATCATTTGTAGGAACGTCTTGATATATCTTTGCGGAACGTCATTCCGAAACTCAACCGTTGGCATAACTGACTTAACTACCATATCCGACCTAGTCGAGTAGATCACCATCGGTGGAAATAAATCTAACTGAGTCATTTCTTTTCTCTTAGTGGGCACCATTGCGGAATCGGTACATCCTTGTCGTTCCATTCGTGATAAGTTATGTGAAGCATATTAGCCAATGCACACTTCCAGTCAAATTCTGTCTCAAATGAGTCTGCGGTGTAATGTCGATCTGATCGTAGATGGGGGCAGCTACCACAACTTTCAATCTTAAGATTGACGAAATCTTCTTTTGTTGTCATTTTTCTACCTCTTTGGATTTAATGCAGTATGCGTAACCATCTATTCTCTGTCGATTGACTCGTTGCGATTCAAAGACACATGAGTCATATGAGGGGTACTGTGTCATCACGTATGAATCACACATACCTCCCCAGAGACTTCCTATACAGATAACAAGGATCGTTAAACTCATTCTCGTTTCTCCCCACTGTCCTTTGTGAAAGTTAAAGCCCTGGTTGCCTCTGCTACACAACCTCTCCACATTGCAATACCAAAACCATGCTCCTCAACTTCCTCTTGAAGTTCGGGTGTCCACTGCGCAATACTCTCTAACATTTCTCGCAACCTATTGCTATACATTTGCTCTGCTGCTAATTCGCGCCGCAGTGCCTCAAGTTCAAAACACATGCTAGTGTAGTTTCTCATGTCAATACAGGTCTTCGCTATACAGTTTGTGTGGTGGGTGGGTCTTCTTCTCGGTCAACTGTCCCGTTTCAACTGCACGTTGCAACGCATCTTCACGGGTTAGAAAGTCTCCCCAGGTGTCAATGAACCCTTGCTCTGCGGTTTTCCAACTGACGTTCATGAGTTTGTATTGCTCAATCTGTTTATGCATGGTTGAATCAAAGTGACGAGGTCCGAGGATCAGGTCACCGTTCGCATGCCGAAGAGCAGCACACACG